GACGTTTTATGCGTTTTAATCGCATCATCAAGACTGTTCAACCCATCTTCTATAGTTTCTGTATCTGCTCTTTGCTGTGCGATATATCTTGCATTTCGGGTTGTATCATAATCTTTAATTAACCTGAATGCCATGAGATCACTCTCCTTTCTAGACAAAACAAAAAACACTCTGGAAAGAGTGCCTTAGATCATCATTCTGAGTTTTTGCATGTAGCGTTTTTGGTCTTTTAATCTTTTTTCTTGTTCCATCCGGATATCTTGTATATCCTTTCGGAAGTTAGCAAAAGTCAATGTAGGTTTTGCGTAAGGATTCAACGGCTTGTATTGAATCGACAAAAGCCGGACATCGTCTTCGTAGGTGACACCATATGAGGTATCAGCCAATATATGAAGCGTGTCTCCCTTCCAAAAATCTTCTTGTATCTTCAAAAGCTTCGGCTCGTAGATATATTCATAATCCACTTCTATTTCAGTCTGTGGATATGGGTTAACATACTTTTTTAGAGCTGCCAACATACTGGACTCTTTTTTATATTTTTCATCCCTCAATGGTTCTGCCCATCTTGGCATACCATCAATCAAAAATTTATCTTCATCTGGATGCTTGTACAATACCGGGTCAAAAACATACTCCGTTTTTTTGCTGTCGGTGCTGCTGTTTTCTTTAATTGCACCATACCCCCTCGCTCTGGTAGAACACCCTTGAGAAGAGGTTTTGATTGTGATACCAGGCATATTATAACGAGTATCAAGTGTATG